GCTGTATATATATATATATATATTACGAGCTATATTTTTAATTTTTTCTATCATATGTCGATTGCCTCCTCTGATATAATATGTAATGTATTTAATGCTTCAATTTCTGCAATTTTATCGTCTACAGTGTCTTCAAAGTCATCTACTTTTCTATTGTAAAAGGTGTTAAAATCACTTTCTGCATTTTCTGTAATTTGTTCTACAATCCATTGTTTTACTTCTTGGGTTAATATTGTCCCTGCGTTTTGCGTAGTATTGTTAGTTAATGTTACATATAAATCTCCATCTCTTACCACTAAATTAGAAATTCCAACACCTTGCTCACCTTGTATGCCTTGGATTCCTTGTTCACCTCTCGGACCTTGTATACCCGTTGCACCTGAAAAATCAGTTATATATACCCATGCATTTTCTGTTTTTGTAAATAATTTTGCATTATCTTCAATTTCAACAGAATTAGCTATCATTACATAATCACCTATCTGCATGTTATTAAAATCTGCTTGCATTGCTTCTATGCTAGGGTATGTTTTCTTAATCTGAAAGGCCTCGCCTTGTGGTCCTACTGGTCCTTGAGGGCCTCTTATATTTCGAGTATTTGGATTTGGTAGATCCTTATTGTTTGTCCAACTTAGATTACCATCTGCATCTACACTTGGTGTGAATGTTCCACCATCTAAATCTCCATTTTCTCTTGCACGTTTTAATTCGTTTATGTAGGCTTCTCTATTTTGTTCATTTGTAACTCTTTCATTCTCATTAGTTGATCTATTTCTCTCTGCCTCATTTATAGATTGCTCTAGATTTGATATTTCTTGAATTTTAGCATTTGCTACATCAATCCATTCTTCATATTCTTCTGGTGCTTCTGTTGTTGCTCCGATTTGCTCCAAAACATTCATTGGAAATATCTTAGATTTAAATACTTCAACATTAGCCGTAGTTATGTGTAACTGCATATATATTTTTCTCGTATCTTTTAAAAGTTCATTTTTAACATCTAATATATATGCTTCATTCTCTGGATTTGGTAATGTAATAAAGTCTGTCTTTCCATCATCTTTTTGGTATTCTAACGTTGCAATACCATCAATAAAAGCAGTTAGTTTGAATACTAACTGCTCTATTTTATTTTCTCCAGCAACTCCAAGAAAATCGTAATCTTGTTTTTTGATTTTTCTTGTTTCTGTGTTTATCAATATATTATTTTGTATCACTTAATCACCTCTATTTCCATTTTCCGATTGCGAAAACATTAATATAACAAGTAGTTGTTTCTGCACTTGCTGTTGGTCTTGTGATTTGAACTGCGCCAGCTCTGCTTATTGTAGCTTTTCCTGTTCTCTCTGTTTTAGTAGTAAGCCATCCATTATTACCTGTTGCTTCGAGTGTTTGTAACACATATGGTGGAGTATCCTTAAAACTAACTGGGAAATCTGGAGGATTACCAACATCTAGAGTGTATTCATTTCCCCACTGAGTCCATTGATTTGCACTAACCGTAACTTGATATTTTTGGAATACGAACATATATCCATTCTCAAATTGGATATATTCTCCTCTCGAGTTACTTCCAACATTTGAAATTTTGCTTTTTTCAAATATTGAAACATCCACTTTATTCCCAGAAGAGCTCTCTAGTTTTGCTTGTCTTTGTTTATCTGTAAAATCTACTCTTAAATTTCCGCTTTTAAACTTTACAAAATTCTCATCATTAAGTGTAATAGCACTTATATAACTATCATATATTGAATCTTCTGTTTTTATTCTAATTGGTCTTCCAATATATAATTGAGTTACATCTACAAGTTTTGAAGTTTTAGCAATGCTAAACTCAACTAAATGTTTATATCTATTAGCTTGTATAATTTTAAGCGATTCTTCTGGTGCTTTATCAGCCGTATCGCAACTTATAGTTTCAATTCTTCCGCTCAATCTATCTGGATCATCCTTATTTGTTGTTGTTGTTCTATCTGATTTTAAGAATAAATTATATACACTATCATTCTCTCTAATATAACATTCAACTTTAGTTACTGGATCTACTTCGTATACTTTGTTGTAGTCTGTCACTTCTGCAACTGTCGTATCTATCAATTGAACATCTTCATGTCTATATCCTATATCAATTCGCAATCTACGTTTACCATTTTCCACATTAATTGAAAAATCTGTGTATATGTCTTTGTATTGCCTACAATTAATTAAGAATGTATGAAAATTATATAATCCATTTTCATCATCAATATTAACTGATGCTTTAGTATTTGTATGTATATATACATCTATATAGTCTAAATTCATAAGTGAATCATCTGTATTAGCGAAATTTTCAATTATATTATTTGCTATAAAAGTCTCAATCCCAGTTGTTGTCATTGTATCTTTATTTCTTAAAATAATTTTTCTATCGAAAATGTTAGATATGTCTAGTGCTGTTAATGTTATTGCTTTTACACCTTTCTCAGCAAATACATCTTCTGTAATTACAAACAAAAATTGCTTATACAGACCATTAAGCACTATATAATTTCCTTTTCTAGCGCTTGTGACATTAAGTAATGTAAATTCACTTACTCCATTAGTTTCCTCATCTAAATTGATATTGTATTCACCAACATTGCTTACAGATAGTATTTCGAGAGTTTGTTTGTCTAATATATATAATTCCATCTAAACACCTCTCCTTATTTTATTATTGAACTTGGTGAAGACTACACCTCTTTTTATTACACCGTTATACTTTACATACACTTTACATCTATATAAACTTTCATTTTTATAGAGCCTAAAAGTTTTAACATTACCTGTTAAACTACATATCACATTTGCTGTATTAGTATATGTATTCTTTGTTGTAACAATATATTGTAATGTTATATTATTAGTATCAGTATATTTTTTATACATTACATCAAGTTGGGCCTGAGTAAACTGAATAGAATTTAATCCTGTACTTAGATTTTTTGACAATATTTCAGTTTCTCCACATTTGATTTTAAGGCTCGTAACTTCTCCAGATGGATTAGTAATTGTAATTGAAGTATTATTACCAAAATTAAAATTAGGTGCATTTGTTATTTTAGAAATATCTTTTGTAGTTCCATATAGAACACTTGATTCAGTCCATAACCCACTATCCTTACGTCTTACTCTTATTTTTACGCTATATTTTGTATTGGGATATAGGTTGCTTATTGAAAATGTCAAGCCTGATGTGTTTGTCCAAGCAGCTCCATTTAAGCTATACTGCAACCAATCTATTGTTGAATCTGCATTCCAATTTATTGTTAAGCTGTTCAAACTTGAACTTTGAACAACAAATTTAGTAATTTTAGCATATCTAGGTATATTATCAAGCGCCACTGTTTGATTTCCACTAACTCCATGCCCATCCATGCTTGTACCTGAAGGGCCATTTGCATAACCACTAATCCAACAATTTCCGCTTCCATCATTATTGTGCTTTACATTATTGTTAGTAATCGTCTTTAGTAGAATCCAATCACCAGTTACTGAACCATACCAATTACCTGAATCCGAACTATCTCCAACAGTAAGACCCCAACCCCATGTACCTTTTGTTGTATACCAGTCTGTTCTCGCTATGTATAAATTAGCTGTGACAGTTGAACTATTAGCACTACTTCCATTGGAATACGATGACCACTCGATTTTACCTTCAAGTGTACCTATATCACTTGATAACCAAATTGTTCCACTCGCCATTATGTCTCACCCCTATTCGTCAAAAACTTGTATATAAATAGTATTATCTGCTAGGGTTGTAGGAATATCAGTTCCTACTTGAATTTGAGATTTAAGTAGAAAGATACTTTGATCTTCTACTTCTGATAGCTCTTGTTGTAGATTTTCTATAAGCTCATCAGCATTTCTTGATTTTTCTTGCATTATAGAATTAAATTGCTCCGATAGTTGGGCATATATACTTGAAATTTTCAAAAATGTTCTTCTATCTATAAATTCAGCTATCTTTTCATCAATAATGCGGAATCTTGCAAATTCATATTGATACACTTTACCTCCATTATCCAAATCTTCCTGTATTAAGTTTGGATATGTATTTTGTGAAACTATTGTTTTTATATCAACTTGTTTTAACTCATCTTCTGTATTTATTTTGTCTAAGTCTATTTCACATACTAGTGAATAATATCCAGATTTTGTTAGGTCCGATTTTGTCTCGTTTCCTATAATTTGTAAAAAACGACCTGCTACGCAAAAATAGCCATCAAATATTGAAACTGAATTATCTGTGTGACTTATTTCACACCCTTTAGTTATCCCTGAATATCCATTTAAAAAAGTGTTTATAAAATGTGCAAACGCCTCGTTGTGAAATGTTTGCGATTGAAATACATGTCCTTTTATCATATTCTTGTCCTTTCTATACACCAATATATTGTTCATAGATTGTTAATTTTACTTTTGTTATATCTGTATCTGCAGTTAATTTTACTACAGATACACCTATTGGAATCTTAAAGAAGTTGTTCTCATTATTTAAATCCAACGTATTGTTTAAGTTATTTTTTTCTCCATTCTTACCTATTTTGTATATGTATAAATTATTATCTTGTGTACAATATTGTAGTTTTTCTCCTTCCTCAAGTATTACATGAAAATCTATTTTGTTCAGTAATTCGTCATCTCTATATATTGAAATGGAAGGATTTTCTGTGTAACCTTCGATTTCGAGAAAAATTGGAGCATCAACATGACCTTTATTCTCTACAATAGTATTTCTATGTTCGTAATCAACAAACCTTGAATCCCACCTGAAATCCCAACGAATAGTATTTTCTGCATCACTCATGTTATAATTAACATTATTTTCTTTGTACCATAATGTGAGTGCTTCAAAAATTACCGCTTCAGATAGAGTTGCTTTTTTTTCAGATTTTGTTATACTTTTAAAATTAACATCTCGATAATATACATAAAAATTATTATTGTTTGGTATTTTGTATTTAAATTTTAATGACTCAGCTCTAGTAACAAAATCACAAAAAGACTTGTAATTTTCATAACTTATAAAATTTAATGTTCCTCCTATGACTCCCTGTTCTAATACTTTTTTGTTCTTGATATAAGAATTATTAATACGTTGAAATTCCGTTTCATAGCTTATACCTAATCCTTCGGGGTCTGTCAATAAACAATATTTATCTATATCCATTAATGAAAATTCTTGTCCTTTTTCATTTATCAAATAAAATTCTCTTACTATTTTTATAACCCCCTTCCACAACAAAAGGAATCACTTTTTTGGGTTGTGATTCCTTTCATTAATACTGTTTTCCTATCTTTTTATTGAAGAAATTATAAGCATTGTTTAATTCCGCATTAGACATCGTTTTAGGATAAAAATTCAAGTTTATATTGTATGAATTAGTACAATTGGAAATTTGATTACTTAATGTTTTTTGCAACTTACCAAAATCTTTGACTTTAGGTAATTTTAATCTTTGATTCTCAGCTTCTGTAAATGCTTCATTTTCCTCAGCAGTCAAAACTCTTTCTCCTTTATGCAATCTTGCAATATAATTATCAAATGGAACATAATCTAATCCAGACTTATGTCCGGGAAGACGTAAAGAGCTAAAAAGATGTTTTTGTGATGATGTATCTACCTGAACTGAACCAGTAACATTTAATAACTTTGATAACGTTGACGCAATTCCTTTTGCTGTAGCAAAAAGTGTGTCTTTAAAAGATGTATTTTGTAGCCCCGCATCAAGTTTCTTTAGAATATCTACGCCTTCCGATTCAGCCAAATTTCCTTCTTTAATTCCCTTTATTACTCGTTCAACATCTTCAACACCTGCTGTCTGTAATAAATCTCTCAAGGTTTCATCGGATAATCCATTTAAGAATCCATACAAATCTGTAAGTGCTTTCTGTCTAAATTCTTCATTACAATCTAACTGTTCAACTACACGCTCGCTCATTCTTTTAGTCATATCTACCATAACAGGCGATTCATTGATTATAACTCCCGTAGCGTCTTGTATGTTTTTTGCCATCGCTGGGGACATTTTTACTAGTTGTTCTTCATATATGTTATAATTCCCTTCAGCGAGTGATTTCCATGCCGCTTTTTCTTCTTCTCCTAAAGATTCTATCGTGCTTGTTCTTGCCCTCAACTCGTCAGCCATCAATTTAATTGTATTCTCAGAACTTTCCATCAATGTTTTTGCTTTATCATTCTGAGTTGACTCAAATACTTTTTTGTGTTTATCCAGCGCATTTGATTCTGTTTGTATTGATTCTTTTAATTTTTGAACAGAATAGTTTGTATAATTATCCGTAGATTTTTTTACTGTGTTTACGATTGCATCATAATTTTTTTCTTTATATTCCGCCATCTTTTGATCATAGCTATTCATTATTTCTGTATCTTTTTTGACTCTTTCTGTTGCAGTATTATACGTATTTATTAACTGATCAGCTTGATCAACTACAGCTTTATTATATCTCTCCATCAATTCTGTGTGCGGACCATTGTTATTTTGGAAATTGTCCCAATCTTTTTTTGCTTGGGCAACATTTTTTATGTATGTATCAACACTATCTCCCATTAAGCCAGCAGCATCTAATATTTGTTGCCATGCTGCTTCTTGTTTTTCAATTGCATCAGTCTGATCATTGTATGCTTGTTCCCATTTTTTTGCTTCAGAAGCCATTACAATATCTGCTTTCTTTTTTAGGATTAAATCGTCTGTTGCTCCTTTTAAGTCATCAATACTATCAATAACATTATTATTCATGTCGTACTCAGTGCCTAAAGCCTCATTAAGCTCATTAAGAATAAACTGTGCTCGCTCTTTATCAGAATCATTAACACGTCCGTTTCCATCTACAAGGTTTAGAAGTTCATCTTTTAAATTTTTTATTCTGTCTAGATGTGCTAATTCAGTACCTGTTGAATCATCTATACTTTTTATCCAATTATCTTGATTTTCTTTTGCAGAATTTACACTATCCTCAAATTCGCGAAATTCTCGCTCCGCTTCCTTTTGCTTAGCAGTAAAATAAGTATAAGCACCTGCAGCAGCCATTATTGCTACTGTTACCATTCCTGCTGGGGTTATTATTTTATTTAACACCCCTGCAAGAGTATTTACCGACTTAGAACTACTTGCAGCTCCACTATTCATCACTCCAATAGCTTGAGATAGTATTCCTATAGTTTTTGTTACTGTACCTACACCTTTACCTAATGTTCCAATTATTTTTATCGCAGGTCCAATTGCTGCTACTAATGCAGCTATCTTGATGATTGTCTCAACTTGTTCATCTGATAATTTTGAAAATCTATCAGCTAAATTACTAATCCCTTTAACTACTTTCTTAATTGTTGGCATCATTTTGTTACCAAATTTTATACTAATTCCTTCAATCTGTGATTTTAATAATGTCATCTCTCCTTCAAGACTGCTATTCATTGTATCAGCCATATTTTGAGCAGCGCCGTCACATTTTGATATTTCTTTTTTTAATTTTGAAAACTCCTCACCAGACCCCTTAATAAGTGCATTTACAGCTGATATATCTGTTTTATTAAATATTTTCGATATTATATTTGTTTTTTCGCTATCGCTCATCTTATCCATTTTAGCGTTAAAATCCTTCATAATATCATTTAAATCTCTAATCTGTCCACTACTATCTGTTACATTAATACCTAAACCTTTTATTGCTTTTGCTGCAGAATCTGTAGGCGAAGTTAATGATAAAATAATATTTCTAAGATGTGTTCCTCCTTCAGCACCTTTTATACCGTTATTAGCTAGAATTCCAAGCTCTGCATTCATTGTTTCTAAAGTCATATTTGCAAGTTTAACCGTTCCCGCACAAGTTAATGTAGCTTCACCTAATTGCTGTACGCTTGTATTTGATTTTTGAGACGTTTTTGCCATCTCATCAATATATTTGTCTACATCTTTTTCTTCCATTCCTAAAGCAGACATTGCATCTGTTACCATATCAGTTGCTGTCGCCAGTTCTAAATTTCCTGCTGCTGCAAGATTTAAAACTTTTGGTAGTAATCTTGCTGATTGTTCTGCATTATAACCTGCCAAAGCTAAATAATTCAGTGCCTCTGCAGCTTCTGTAGCTGAGTACTTTGTTGTTTCACCACATTTTTGAGCTGCTTGTTCTAGAATTTTGTATTCTGTACTTCCTTTTTCAATTTCTTCTCTAGTGATTCCCATTGTGGCAGCAACCTGCTTCATAGATGAGTCAAAATCACCTGAAATTTTCATTATTCCCGTTGCAACAGCTGCTACTGGTAATGTTATCTTTTTTGAAAAATTTGTTCCTATGCTGTTAACTTTTTCCGAAATTTTAATAACTTTATTTCCAAAATCCTCTACACTTTTACCAGCCTTAGTCCAATTCGAAGCCTCTAACTTAAATTCCCTCAATTTGCTTTCTGTTGAAATTATTTCTCTTTGCAATTTTCTATAGTTTTCTTGTGAGATTTCACCACCATTTTTAATAGTCTCATCAGCTTGTTTTTGTGCTTCTTTTAATAGTTTTAATTTTCCCTCTGTTTTTGAAATTTCATCTTTTAAAACCTTTTGCTTTTGTGCTACTAATTCTGTATTTTTAGGATCTAACTTCAGCAAAGAGTTAATTCCTTTTAATTCTTTGCTCAGGCTAGATGAGGCAGAATTAACCTTTTGTAAAGCTTTTTGTAATCCTGAAGTATCTCCTCCAATTTCAACAAGTATTCCTTTTACATTTGCCATTTTTTCTCCTTAATAACAAAAAGAGCTTCAATGTTGAAGCTCTTTTTCATTTTATTTTTTTGAATTTTCTTCGTAAAAATCTAATAATTGTATGATTTTTTTTTCGGTTAAGTTATTTTTTCTTAGCCATTTTTTGTAACTTTTATATTGCCTATCTTTTTCAAGTGTACTATGTTCTTCTAGTGGATATATTGATAGTCCATAATCTTCGCAATTATAATTCATATCCCAAAAATAATATGATTTATTATTTTCTTTTTCTATTTTCTGTATATATATTTTTTCATCCCAATTAATCAATGTTACATTTTTCATATCAGGAAGATCTATATATCTAAATTCATAGTTATTTGACTCTAGCTTTTTTATGACTTTACTATAATTAGTATTATTCCCTATGAAAAATACTACGGCAGTTATAACGAGTATAAAACATCCGATTGCTAATATTAATTTTCTTTTCATAAAATTTCCTCCTTGCTAATATTCTACAAACAAATATAATTTATTACAAGAAGTTTTTCTATAAAATTCGTTTTACATCAGATTATCCCAGTCAGCTTGAGTAGCTTTCCTTACATTGTCCTTTTTAGTATTCTTTTCAAGAAAAGAATACATTATTTTCATAGTCTCTATATATGTAAGAATTTCTAAATCACTAGTAGTGAGACCAATTCTTAAACATGATGCAAGAAATTCTTGTTCAGGATATACCTCTTCATCGTCGCATTCATTACTAATATTTTTTATTTTGTCATATAAATCTTCATCAACAAAAGCAAGTTACGGCAAATTCCGTTACCTCAACAATCCAATCATCATTTGTTTTTATCGCTGGTATACTTGAAAGCCAATCTTCATAGCTTTCAATTTTTTTATTAGCAGTATAAATCATAATATATGCTAATCGAGTTGCTGCTTCCATAAATAAATCCATATCATCAATCATTACAGATGAAAGTAATGTCAAAATTGCTTCATCCTCAACATCTGGATTTTCATTTTTTAATTTTTGAGTTAATAGAACTTGTTTCGATAAGAAGTTTTGAAGTACTTTTATATCTTCAAAAACCCCTTTGTTAAACATACTTTTATATTTGACGTATGTTAAAGCGTTACATTCTATCTTATATTCTTTTCCACATATTGTTATTTCTTTCATTATAGTTTCCTCCTATAATCTAAACACCATCAACTTTCTCATATACACTTTTAAAGAAATTGTCGTATGCTTCTACATTTTCAGTAGACTTCTCAAGATATGCACCTACTGCGGAATCAGTTGAACGTGGAGCTATCGTTATTGGTAAGCTCTCTGTTGATGGATCGTTATTTTGTTCTTTTGTTTTATGCTCTCTTGTAGATCTAGCAGCAGTACAATCCCAATACACAAATCTTCTATTTTTTTCATCTCCATCGGCCTCAAAAATAAGGGCAAATCTTGATTGCTTATCATCCGCATTTTCAATTACAGCTCCATTTGCATCCTTTGTTCTTCCCATAATATCAATTAGAAATTTTTCTGGTAATAAAGCAACAACCAAATCTCCGTTATAGCCTTGATTTGACGTGTTTCTATAATATATTTTATTATCTGCGTAAAATAGAGACTCTTCCCCTTGTGGATCTGGTGTAAATCCAGTAGCTCCTGGCACCGCAAATGGTGTTTCATAAGTTATATTGCCATCTTCTTCAATTAACCTTGCTACATGAACATTTTTAATTCCAAATAATACTTTATTCATAATACTAATCTTTCCTTTCATTTATAAATTTAAATAATTTCAAAATAATAGCTTATATTCCATATTCTTTCACTTGAAATATAAGTAAGTTCTTTAAGCCAAATAATATCATATAAAATCTCTTGCTCAATTCTTTTTTCAAGGAATCTATCTCTTGTGTCTGTCGTTAATTCTAATCTTGCATTACACTTTTCAATGTAGATACTATTATCTGCAACAAAATTGTTTGACTCGAGTTCTGTCGACATAAGGTGTGGAGGTTCGACTTCTCTTTCAAAATCATAGTGTGAATATGGTATTTTTTTCTTATTTACATTATCTATATAGAAAACTCCTATTCTTTGTTCTAGTTCATTCCAAGTCATAGTCCCCTCCTAATTTTACTTTCTAGCTCTTGTACAAATTTTTCTTTATATTTTTCTTCTGTGGATCTTATATGTGGAATAGCTTTTGTTCTCGAGCCATTTCTATTAGCATGTCCGAACTCTAATAAATGTGTCAATCTATAAAATTTCTTATTATATGCTACTTTTGCATATTGTCCTTCACTATATAGTTTTTTTGATTTACTACCAACTCCCCAAGAGCTTGCATATGAACCAGGCAATTGTCTATTTGCTCCATTTTCTTTTCTTAAAGTAACTGTTTTACCAGCTTTAGGAGATATGGTTCCTAGTTCATTTGCAGCAGCTTTTGTAAGCTTATCAGAAGTTTCTTTAACATTCTCTTCTATATTTTCTTCATATTCTTGCAGATATTTCATTAATTCTGCATTAATATTATCTACAGATACTTTATTAGAATTAGACATTGTTTGCTCTCCTCTGACATACTAATATAATTTCATCATCATCTGATCCATCAACTCTTATTATTTGATAATGCTTATCCATATAAATAAGTTCTTCCTGATTATCAAAATTTAGACTACTCATCTTTATTCTTAATGAAGGTCTTAATCCTTGCTGATTGGCTTTATAAAACTCATCTTTCCACACTTTTTCTGTAGATATTATCGGAACTTCTAATTCTTTTGTTTCGACAATTTCTCTACCATCTGAATTAATTAGTATATTGCCGTATTCATCTTTTTTAAAAGATTTTGATAGCAATACACAACTTACATCATGCATTGCTATCTTCCTCCTTTAAATATTCACAAGAATACTTTAAATTCCTCATATTTTCTTTATACCTTTTAAGATATTCGTTTCTTTTATTTATTTCAGTATCTCCATAATGGGCTTTAACATATAGCATTATTGTATTTTCGACAAGTGAATCTTCTATGTTATTTACTACATCAACTCCAACTCTATTCAAATCAGACTTTGCCGAATCAATTAGCATCTCTATTTCTTTATCTTTTAAGGTTGCTGTCGAAACTATTCCTAAGCACTGCTTAGCTAATGCCTTTAAATCTCTCATTATAGATTCCTCCTATCTTATACGCCTTCGTTTTCGTTATTATCTTCTTCATCCTCTTCTTGACTAGCAACATCTGCTGCTGCAACTTCTATATATCCATTTACAAATGCTTTTTTATCTCTCGTTTCAACATCTTCTCTTTCAATACCTCTGATTAATGTTAAATCTTCTTCATAAGCATTTAATGCGTTATCTCCACTTCCAACGATAGCAGTTTGAGATGCTAATATTTTTAGCTCTTGTCTATCAAAACCTTTAATTCCTTCTTTTAAATCACCAATTATAAAAGGAATTTGACCTACACTCACTGTAGTACCATCCTTTTCTATACTAACAATTTTAGTTTTTATTGTTTGGTTATCGAAAACTACAACCGGAACCGTTGTTGCTCCAGCACGTAACCTTAATTTTGTTGGCTCTGTTGGATCTGGTTGTAACAAATCTCTTCCGTTTTTATCTTTAAGGGTATCTAAATAATTTAATCCATCATCGTTTGTTATAATTTTAGATGTTGATTTAAATAAAGAGCCTAAAGTAACATTTAAAGCCTTTTTTATGCCATCAAGATCCTTCAAGGCAACAGCTGCTTTTTTAGCAATAACGGCTAAAATTAGATTATTCCATGTAGCTCTTGATTCATCTGCTAACCATTCTATCATTAATGCTTCTATATTTTCATCAGAATCTTGTAGTAACTCGTTTGTAACTGGCATATATCCAGCATATTTTGCTATTTCATATGTAAGTCTTGAGAATTTTGGAGCACCAGCCTTTGGAATCTTTCCTTTTTCATCAACTGAACTAAATCCTGTTGCTTCTCCTCTTGTTTTATATGTTTCTTTACCACTGTTTGTTTTAACTTTTTTTACTGTAATTAAATCTTTTAACGATGGTTTTGATTCTCTTAACCTCTCAACCTTTGTGATAATTTCTTCTGGTACTGTATATCCGCCGTCTTCTCCATTTCCCTCAGTCATATCTTTGTTGCTTATAATTCCTCTTACCGCTTTTGCAAAAGATTTTGTGCTATCTGATTTTCCCTCTTCATCATTTTTTTTATTTTCAATATTTGTTACTACTTCTTTTACTTCATTTTCATTTAATTTGTTCATTTCTTTTTCGTTTTCGAATAATTGTTTTTCTACTTCATATTCCTCTTTTAGGGCTTTAATCTCATTTAATATTTCTTTTGCCTTGTTTAAGTCTTTATTTTCTCCTTCTGTATATCCTTTTGCTAAATTTTGTTTACTTTCAATCTTAGCCAAAATTTCTCTCATTTTTTTATTCATTTTCATTACCTCCGTCTTTTTCTTTTTCTATAAATAAAAAAGAAGCAAGATTATCAATTTTTAAATTGATTTCCGCTTCTTCATTATTTTTAATATTTTCGTCTTTCTGAACTGCTAATTCAGTTCCATCATAATGTTTTGTAGTTCCAGCTCTTGGTTGCGCAGGAACAGCCACAAAAGATACTTCATATGCCTCCTTAGCTCCATCTAGTGTAAAGTAACATATTTTTTTACCATTTACTGTATCATATTCTTTACCCCACCAATGTGAACAAGCATGTTTCATATTGTCTTCTCCACAGATTGAACAATATGCATGTTTTGCTCTGCAACTTGTTGAGACCTCTTTTTTTATTCCAGCCTTTATCTCTGCAATCAAATCTGCATTTTTTTCAGTTTTGACCATATAGCACTTTGCTATTAATTTAGTATATATTTCTTCAGCCCCTGTACGTTTTGTTTCGTCTTGGACAAGTTCTGTATCATATACTCTAGCAATTTGATTATCCGCTGTTCTACGATGATCTTTTATCATAGTTTTACCTTTATATAACTTTTCTAAATCTTTTAATGCATTTAAGTTGAATGGTTCATAATTTCTATCATCTATTTCATTATCTCCCATAACCAACTTAAAAGTAAATACTTCTTCAGCTTTTAAAGGTGCTAGTGTGTATTTATTAATCTTAGCTAAATCGCCCTCAGTTGTTTCTTGACTTTCTACGCTTGCAGATTTACAAATTAAACCTTCTTCAACAACTTTGTCATTGTTTCTTCTATCATTTTCCTCATCATATCTATCCAATTTTTCTCACCTTCCTTCCCATCATCTTTTTTATTATATTGAGTTCCAACTAAATTAACTGGAATTGTTGCTCCATTTCCTATTAGTTGGTCTCCTCCTGGTTTTGATTCCATATCTAATAGTGCTCTTGCCTCATTTGGTGTATATAAGAAATTAGATATAGCCTGACATAATGTTTCTACTTGCGTTTTTAAATCTGCTCTTAAAATAACCGCTATATTAAATTTAAAATAATATCCACTTGTAAACTCTTCATCAGATAGTAATTTAAAATTAAGCTCCTCCTCATATTGTTTTATTATGTATAGTAATGTATCAACATAAAAGCTCAATTGTTGAGCTTCAGCGCTTGCATAACTTGATTTTTCATAATCACCAATTTGATTTGGTTTTATTCCAAATGCTGATGCTATCTGTATTGCACTATACTTTTTGATATCTATAAATTGGTTATCCGCTAATTTTATGTTTAATGGTGTTAAAGTCGTTCCAAAAGGAATTGGTATTATATTCTTTACCTCTTTATCATCGAGATCACTCCCCGCAAATCGCTCTATTTTCTTTTTAAACTTTTCTACGTTGCTCTCAGATAGTTCTGATGTATACTGAATAACCGCTTTTGCTGTAAATCCACTTTTATACATACTATTAAGCATCTTTTGTGCTTTAATATTGCCAGTAATCGTGGACTCTAATTGTTCTCTAACAGATTTTCCTTTTATTCCATCAAAAGTATTTGATGTCTTAAAGTGCAATATCTGTTCTGAACAAAATTGATATGCTTTGCCAGCATGGGAATATATATAATATATATCTGGCACATCTCCCAAAATTTTTTGATCATCATACCAAACATCTACATCTTCTGATGGTAGAATCCAAAGAGATGTCTTGCTTCCAGCCCCTTTTATTAATACATATGCATTACCATAATGATTCCTATTTTGTTCAACTGTCGACCAAAATAATGAAGATGTCATATATGGATTAGGTCTATCGTGTAATACTCTATACATTGGATGTCCTCTTGCAGTAGTTACACCATTATTTTCCTCATGTTTTAATAACTTTAATGGCAGTTTGCCTACAGATTCACTTAATATCTTCATACATGCAAAATATGTTGATTCTGACAATGCTTTTTCTTTTGTGTCTTTTAAACCTAAAAAATCAATAAGTTGCTGCATCTCGTTGTTTTTACTTGTTTTATTTGTTAAAACCCTAAAAGCTGCTTTTGCTCTATCTTTAAAAGTCATTTTCTCACTCCTTCTATTAATCATCCCAGTTCATTTGCTCTAAATATTCTTCCATTTCTTTATCATAGTCAACTGGCTCCTTTTCATTGAATTTCATTTGTGTTATGTGAGCGTCTATTACTGCATCTACTGGGTCTATTCTCTTAGTTCGTTTGTTTGGCTCTTTATCTACCTTTTTTTCTCCAAAACTATTTCTTACTATTCTTGCATTAGATACACTATAGCTTAATAATTCTTCTCTTTTGTTGTACCTTACTTTTCCTGATTCAATATTCAATTGCAGATCCTCTGTTCCGTCATTTAAAAATCTTGCTGATTGCTTAATTTCAAGAAGTGGTGCTCCAAAAACCTCTAAGTCGTCTAAGAAACCATCTGCATTATGTGGATCATATCCAATAGCTTGAATTTGCAAGTCATAGTCATTTATTATTTCTGAAAGATATTTAATAATAAATTTATAATCGTTTTTATAGGTATTTTCTCCACCGGTAACTGTTATAAGTTCCTGTTGTTCCCATACGTCATATGGAGCAATATCGGAAACAATATGTTCACTCAACCTTGCTCTAGGCATGAATGAATGCGAGAATATAAAAAACTCACTATTCTCTAATGGTATCTCTAGAGCTATAGTCGTTAAATCTCCACCATGAGACAAATCAATTCCTACATAACATTTTTCTCCCACAAAATCAGACAATTCTAAATCAGATTCACACCTTTTCCATTTCTCTGGATTCATAAACTGGTCATCTGTATTTTTTACCCATAAATTAAGAGACTTTGTCATAAAGTCCCTTAAATCATTTCCCCCCATATCACGGGCTGTTTGCATGTCTGTTATTAATGTTTCTAATCCTTGTTTAGTTGAAGCTAAAAAAGGATTAGCTTTGATAAAGTTTTTTGGATCAAATATATTATCTTTTTCATCTAGTGCATAAATATCCACAAAAAAGTCATCTGCTGTAACAATTCCCTTTAAGATATTTATACAATATTGATCCATTTCGTAGCATGCACTATTTAGCTCACTTCCTCTTGTAGTAATTATACTAACAAGAGTTTCTTGTAAAGCTTTCGTTCCGTTGTATATAGCTTTATATATTTGTGCATTTTTGTGTTGATGATATTCATCTATAGAAGCATATATTGCTCTAAATCCATCATCCAGTCCACTTTCTTTTGAAAGAGCTTCAATTGTGCATTGAGTATCATTAGCAATAATTAATGATTTATAATCCTTTACTTCAAATAACTCCTGTAAATCTTCATCAATCTTAATAAATTTTGCCATTTCCTCCCAGGCAATTCTAGCCTGTCTTTTTTTAGTGGCAACAGTAAATAATTTTCCATAATTATAGCCACTAAAATTAGCTATATATGTACCTCTTATACCATTTTTGAATGATTTGCCATTTTGTCTAGCCATTGATTCGTACGAACGTCTAAATCTTCTTTTTCCATTTTCTAGTTTAATCCACCCAAAAGGACAACCAATATCAAAAATTTGAGACCCTAACAATTTCACTGGTTTTAATTCAAACCCCTCTGCTATTGTTAAAGTCTCTGCATATTCTATAATTCTCTCCGAAAGTTCAGGAACCCAAACATATGGAAAGTCTTTTGTTCCTTGTTTTTTTAAATCTTCTAAATGTCTCTTGCATGCAAGTAGATGTAATTCTCCCATCTTACCTTCAGCCAGTGTCTTCTTTGCATATTCTGTAACACGATCTATCATTTGTTAGTCACCTTAAATTTAGAAAATTTATTTTCTTTGGGTGGCTCTTTAGGTTCGGGAAGAACCAATTTACATCTTGAAGAAATAGATAAACCTAAATCACTTGCACATGCTCTACATTGCTTTAAAGCTCTATTCTGATATTTTAAATATGTATCTATTTGATTTAATATAATATTCTTTTTGGGAATTGATTTTTCTTTTGAAATTGACTTTTCTAATTTTCTTATTTCCTTTGTGTATTTAAGATAACTACTTTTGGATATTAGGTATTGCGCTAAACAATCCTCATCTAATTCCGTCATTATACCAATATCTAGTAATATTTCAGATATTCTTTTAAATTCATCCTTTTCTTTTTTTTCTAAATATTCTGGGATGGAAATATTTGTGTAATTTACTTTGATTTCTGTATTTTCACGCTCTTCTATTTCTTTTTTTGAAAGATGTTTTTTTCCTTTGGCTACAATCAATTTTACGGGTTCTTTTCGCCTTCCTCCCATATCTTTTATCACCTTCTTTTTTTAGTGCCTTATTTTTCATTTAGGGAGTTTTTTCTACATTGCACCTCGGACGCCGT